CGCCGACAGAGTTTCTTGTCGCGCTTCAGGTCTATCGATCTTCCATGGAGTGGCGCTACTGGGGGCGGGGTCCGCTGTATCTGGATAGCAGGCGGCTGAATTGACGAAGAAATCAGACAATCCGGCCTACGAAAAGTTAAACCCGCGGCAGAAGCAGTTCGTGGTCGCCTACTTTGATAACGGGTTCAATGCCACGGCTGCATACAAGGCTGCTGGGTATGAGGAAAAGTGTGCCCCGGAGGCGGCTTCCCGATTGTTAAGGGACGTAAAGGTTCAGGCCGCTATCTCAGAGCAGCTTGACACGATGGGGGTTACGCCCGAGCGGATCAAGACAGCTCTTGCCGAGATTGCCTTCGATGGTGACCTATCGCAGTTCGAGGATTTCCTGACTGGTTCCAAGCTGACGACGCTTCGGGACGAAGAGGGGGTGAACACGAAGCTGGTGAAATCTGCTGGCGTGAGCATTACCGATAAGGGTACTGTCCGCAAGCTGGAGCTGCACGACAGGCTTTCCGCGCTCAAGGAGCTTGCTCGGATTGTTGGTATCGTGACGGAGAAGCACGAGATTAAGGCGGAACTACCCGGCATCACCCCGGAGCTATTGGAGGAAATAGCCAGGCACAAGGGCGGGCCAAAAGAATGACCAAGCGATTCGCCCCCTTGACCCATCCCGAAGCCTGCAAGGCCATCATCGATAGGTTGCCCAAGGACCGTGATGGCATCCCCTGTCTACCCGGCTACGGACGCTACCACGATGACTTTCCCGGCGAGATGGGCGTTGTGAGGATGCACGACTGGGATGACGTGATAAAGCATTCGCATGTTGAATTTGATCCGACAGGCGATGGCGATTGGAGATACCGGCCAGTTTCTGAATGTTTTGGTATCGAGGATGGAGAGCCGTAATGAAACCGCCTAGGCCCCTGACCCTCCCCGAAGCCCGGCGTGCGGTGAAGTGGTTCATTCGCATTATGGGCATGCCGGATTGGGGTATCGAATGGGAAATATCAGATTCTCCACCCAAGTGGGCTGAAGAGGCCGGCAGCGATGGGAAACTGGGCATGACCCGGATTCGCCTCAGCCGGAAGCATGCGGACATCTGGGTTAGCAATGGGCGGTGTAAAGGAGAGGGGGAAAGCGCGCTAGAGACCTTGTTCCACGAGCTGCTGCATGTACAGGCGGATGACTGCTGCCTGAGCGGGTCTGATGCGGACCACGCCGAGGGCATGTGGGACCGGCTGTGCGTGGTCCTGGCCGCCGCGTATCGCAAGGGGCTGAAATTCTAATCAGAACGAAAGGAAACACAGTGTTCACGGACACAGATCGAGCGTTTATGAGGCAATGGGGCGGCCTGTTCATTCAGTTGGTCAGCGAGATCAAGACGGCCATTGAGCAGCGGCAAGATGTTGGAGCCATCGGCAAGCACAACGGCGGGCCATTCTGGGCGGCAACGCAGGCCGCTGACGATCCCGCTGCAACGCGGGTCGAGATGGGCAGGCTTCTGCGCAAGGCGCTCAAGGATATGGGCATCTAGTCAGTGTGTATAGGCCGCAGACCAGACGGGAGCTTTGGGCGTTCATTGGGGCCGAATTCGGCCTATGGTTGCCGTGGAAGAAGTTCACGCCGGGACACAGCACCCCTTTTGATTTCGTGGCGGAGGCGTTCTTTAGCCCCGCGCAAGACCTGGCGGCATGGGCTAACCGATCCGGGCTGAAAACCCTCTGTTCCTCTGTGATAGCGGCACTGGAGTACGCCTTCGCCGAAGGGCCGTTGCACGGCAGGGTCTTAGCTGGTTCGGAAGACCAGGCCAAGAACCTCTACGAATACTGGCAGAAGTGGTGCTGGGGCATACTCAAACACAGGCTCAAGGGCGATCCCCAAAGGCTTCTGACCCGCCTGGACAATGGGGAATTCAGGATATTGGCCGCTTCCCAAAAGAGGGTGAGGGGGGCCAAGGTCCAGCGGCTGTTCCGGGACGAGATCGACGAGATCGACCCGGAGATCATGGGGGCGTCCGTTGGCATGCTGGCCAGCATGGAGGGGGTGACCGCTAGAACGGTCGATACTTCCACCTGGCACAACCCGCAGGGGCCGATGGGAACGCTGGTCGCCGAGGCGGACAAGCGGGGCATATCGCTGCACAAGTGGAATGTGTGGGAGTCTATCGCCCAGTGCCCCCCTGAGAGGCACCAGAATGGCCGAGGCTGCACGAAATGTCCTCTGGCCGAGGTGTGTATCGCCAAGGCCAGAGAAGTCGGCTTACAGGGCAATATAGGGCTTGCCAGCCAATGCTGTGGCATATTCAGCATTGACGACGCCATCAAGCAGCTCCGCCAGTGGTCCACACAGCAATGGGAAGCCGAGGCCGAATGTAAAAGGCCATCCCTGGAGGGCTTGGTCTATCCCCAATTCGACCGGCGCCTCCACGTTCGGGCTGGCTTGGACTTCTCAGAGAATTTGCCGACCTTCCGGGCTATCGACTGGGGGTTGAACGATTTCGTCTGCCTGTGGATTCAAGAGGACAAAGAGGGCAACGTCTATGCGGTCGATGAACTCTGGTCGAATCAAGCCACTCTAGCCCAAAACGCCAAGGATATCCAGCAGCGGGATAAGGGCCTCAAGGTAGATGCATCCTATTGCGACCCCGCCGGCAGGAACCGGAACGACCAAACAGGCTACTCCGCAATCCAGATGTTCAAGTCTTACGGGATTCCGACCAGGTACACACTGAACCCCTGGGCGATGGACGTTCACAATGGCGTCAATCTCGTTCGGGCAGCGCTGCAACCTGCCTCCGGCCCGCCAAGGCTGTTCATCGCCCCGGCCTGCAAGCAGCTTATCAATGCGTTTGAGGGCTACAAACTGCGAAAGCTGAACAATCAGTACATTGACGAACCGCAGAAGCCGCAGGCGAACGATCACCCGATGGACGCTCTGAGGTACTTCTTCACGAACCGCCACTCGGGCGCACAGACAGAAACTTCCTATCTAGGTTTCACATAATGCCAGAGACAATAACAGGCTTTGACCCCTTTACCACGGGGGCGCTCTACAGCCAGCACTCTGACCGATGGCAGTTGGAGTCTGACGTGGCTGAGATGACGCTGGACATCCTGGAGGCGGGCACGTACCTACCCGAGTTCTCGAAGGAGGAACAGCCCTCAGATTACAATTATCGCACGAGCATGTCTGCGCCTTTGGACATCTGTCGGGACGCTATCAGAATCCGCATGGACAATATGTGGCGAGCACCCGTCAACAGGGACGTAAAACCGACCTCGCCCCACAGGGCGATGATTGAGGAACTGATAGCCGACGCGGATGGGAACGGGACCTCCCTGGACGATTTCATGCGGCAGGTCGCATGGAATTACTATGTGACAGGGTGTGATATAATAGCCCAGGTCACGCGCGCCCCCGAGGGCGTAGAGATCAAGACGGAAGCAGACCGGCGCACGCATAAGATCAAGCCGTACTTTAGCCAGTTTGTTCCCTTGGACAGATACGACTGGGCCTGTGACGGGTCGAGGAACTTCCTGTGGGCGCGGTATTGTCTAGGGACTATGCCCCCCGAGGATGAACGTGGCCCGCGCACCGAGACCACCACGCGCTTTTTGACTCTGACACGCGAAGAGTGGCGTATTTATCAAGCGACTAGGCTTGCTTCTGACCCCCAGGGGCCGCCCACTGTGACCCTGGAGGGCTCGGGTGCATACAACCTTGGTAGGCCCCCGATCATCAAGTGCTACTTCTCCGAATCGTCCAAGTCGGGCCAGGCTGGGGTTCCCGTATCGCTCTTGTCTCGCCCGGCCGTAATAGCCAAGCTGCTGCTGAACGTCAAATCCCAGGCGGATACCGATCTGATAGCTGCTGTCCCCCGGTGGTTGCTTACGGGTGCTGGGCCGGAGGACACCATTGGCGCCTATGGGCCGGGCGTCTTGGTCAAGCTGGGCAACCCCAACGCCAAGATGGAGGTGGTTCAGGGGGATGTCAACCACATCGCCGAGAAGCGGGCCTGGGTCAACCTGTACATCGGCGAGATTCTGCGTCTGCTGAAGTTCCGCGGGGGCATGGCCGAGATCGAAGCCCAGGCCGGTAGTGGGTTGAAGCTGGCCATTGAGCGCACCGACCTCGACAACGAACTGAGGGCAACTGCATCGTTCCTCGAACAGACGGAGCTGGAGATGATGCGCCAGGCCGTCTCTCTGGCCACGGGAACCGTCATTCCCGCCAAGGACGCCGCCGAGATACTTGGGTACGATGTCCGCTACAACCGCGACTTCGTGCTTGAGTCCGTGGGCCAGATGTTGGAGAACATATCCACACTGCTCGGCAAGTGCGGCACTGTGGCAGATGAAGTCCCCGAATTGGTCAGGGAAATGCTCAGACAGCTTAAGAATGCCTTGGTCAGAGAGGGCACGGATGCGGCCGAGCAGATAGACAAGGAGATCGACGCCGCCAGCTTCGACGGCGCGGCTGGTGAAGTGATATCTGAATCAGACAAGGAAGTCGAGGAAGAGTGATGGTTGACCTGGATTGGTCCATCTTCAACAGGGCATACGATCAGCGCGTAGTCTGTGTAGCCGGCGAGATCAC